CAATCTTGAGGCTCTTCCCCATCGCTCTATTCAACAGGAAGCCGATCTTCGCCGGCTGCGGGCACAATGGGCTACTGACTTGATGCTGATCGGTCAGCGCCCTCCGGGTGGTGGTCCCTAAATGGCAAAAGGAAAAAATCTAATGTCTGCCGATGCCTTAAATAACAGCTTGACACCTTCTGAACGCGCGGCGAACGCCCGAAAAGCCGGCAAAGCAAGTGGTGAAGCTCGCAGGGCAAAAAAGACGATGCGCGAGTACGCTGATTTCCTGCTGTCCCTCCCTGTTTCTGATCGGCGTAAGTGGAACAAGCTGTCTCGTGCCGGTGTTCCTCCCGAGGGCTGCAACAATAAGATGTTGGTAACATTTGCATTAATGCAAGCCGCACAGTCAGGAGATGTGCAGGCGGTCAAGGAACTGCGCAATCTGATCGGAGAGGATCGCGATACAGAAGTCGGAATTGAAAAGCTGGACGAAATTTTAAAGGGACTGGATGACGTAATGCAGCATGATTGAGTTTTCAAAAAAGCAAAAGGAATTCTGGCGTTGTGCAAATCATCGCTGGAATGTAAAATCCGGCGCGACCCGATCCGGAAAGACTTATCTTGATTATTATGTGATTCCTAAACGCATTCGTGATGTAGCCAATAAAGATGGTCTTATCGTTCTGCTGGGGAATACAAAAGGTACTTTGCAAAGAAATGTTATTGAACCCTTACAGCGAATTTGGTCAACTTCGCTTGTATCGGATATTCGCAGTGACAACACTGCCGTTTTATTTGGAGAAAAGTGTTATTGCCTCGGCGCTGATAAGGTAAATCAGGTTGATCGCATTCGAGGATCTTCCATCAAATACTGCTACGGTGATGAAATAGTAACCTGGCATGAGGAAGTCTTTCAGATGCTGAAAAGCCGCCTTGATAAGCCGTATAGCCACTTTGATGGTACCTGTAACCCGGACAGTCCGATGCATTGGTTTAAAAAGTTCCTTGATTCTGACGCTGACATCTATTTGCAGGAATACAGAATTGACGACAATCCTTTTCTTCCCCCTGAATTTGTTGCTAATCTGAAAAAAGAATATGAAGGCACTGTTTACTATGATCGCTTTATTCTCGGTCTATGGAAGACGGCAGACGGCCTTATCTATCGACAATTTGCAGATGATCCCGAAAAGTGGATGATACCGGACATGACAGAGCCGAAAGATCATCCAGGCGCTTGGACAAATGAAGAACTAAAGGCGCGCGAATTCTGCAGTAAGATTGATTTTATCAGCATCGGCATCGACTTCGGTGGTAACCGCTCTCTGACAACATTCGTTGCAACGGCGGTCCTGCGTAATTACAGTGAATTAGTTGTATTGCGGGATTATCACATTAAAGGCACAAAGGGAGAGATCGATGCCAATCGGTTGTCTCGTGAGCTGATTTCTTTTCTGCGAAAACTACAATCCGACTATCCTAGTGCTTACATTCGCTATTGCTTTGCCGACTGTGCAGAGCAGTATCTGATTACTACCCTGCGCAAAGCACTGCTGGCTGCCGGTCTGAACATTCCGGTCGGTGACAGCGATAAGAACGCCATTACTTCCCGTATCATCTGCACCAACACACTGCTGAACACTAACAGATTACATCTTTTACGCGGCTGTGATCTACTGCGGGCAGGACTTGAGGGTGCTGTATGGGACAGCAAGGCCGCCGAAAAGGGCGAAGATAAACGCCTTGATGACTTTACTTCGGATATTGATATTTTGGATGCGTTTGAATATTCCTTCGAGCGCTTTATGAGAAAGCTGGTGAAATAATTGGATACAATCGAAGCTGCACCGATTCTGAAATACTTGAATAAAAAATACGGTACAAGTCTGCAGACACAATATTACGATCACATCCGGCTCTGGAAGGCTTGGTGGTGTGGCTATGTAGAAGCCTTCCACCGCTATTATGAACTGAATGGCAACAAGAAGCAGGAACGCAAGCTGTACTCCATGAAAATGGCAAAGAAAGTCTGTGAAGACTGGGCTTCTATTTTACTGAATGAAAAAACGGAGATTGCCATTGCCGACAAGGCAAGCAGCGAATTTGTACAAGGACCGAAACAGATCACTGGAATACTGGGAAACAATGATTTCTGGAGTAAAGGCAACGAATTGGTAGAACGTGCTTTTTACAGCGGCACAGGCGCTTTTGTTCTGCGGCTAGTAAATGCACCGGTGAATAGCGGTGGAACAATCCTTCGCTCCCCGGAAACACGGATCGGCGTCAACTATCTTGATGCGCCGTATATCTTCCCTATTTCCACGCAAACCGGCAGGATCATGGAGGCAGCGTTTGCTTCTATACAGTTGGTTCACGGAAAATATCAAATTTATTTGGAAGAGCATACGCGCGGCACCGACGGGCTGTACAGCATTACCAATGAGCTTTTTGCGTATGATGACGGTTCCTTCCGTCCTCTTCCGCTTCCGGATGGTATTGCTCCGACTATTTCAACTGGATCCTCGATTCCTTGGTTCTCCATCATTGAGCCGAACCTTTCCAACAATCTTCCTTATTCCAACGGAATGGGACTTTCTGTCTATGCAAATGCTACCGACGAGCTGCAGAATGTAGATATCGCATTTAATAACTTCGTTAAGGACTTTAAGCTCGGCGGCAAAAAAGTCTTTTATGACCAGTCTTTGGTTCGCCATACTGAAAACGGTGCGGTCATTACCCCGGATGACATGGCACAGCAACTATTTCTTACGGTCAAATCCGGGAACGATTTGGATGGCGACAAAAACCTACCTTTGCATGAATATAATCCGACACTGCGGGTTGATGAAAACACAAAGGGCATTCAGACAGCACTTGACTATCTCAGCTTCAAATGCGGACTCGGCACGCGCTTCTATTCCTTTGACGGAGGTACTATTCAGACAGCCACACAGTACACCGGAGAGCGACAGGATCTTGTTCAGAACGCCAATAAGCATTACATTGTGGTGGAACGGGCTTTACAAAATCTTGTGCGCGGTATTCTTTACATTGGCCGCGAATTTCTCGGCCAGCCTGTAAATGAAAACTGCGACATCGAAATCAAATTCGAAGATTCCTACATCATCGACAAGGAGCAGGAACGTGAACGGGATCGGCAGGATGTGCGGGACGGCTTAATGCAAAAATGGGAATACCGTGTCAAATGGTATGGAGAATCAGAAGAAAAAGCGAAAGCTGTGCTTGAATCCGCTGCAGATATTACAAATCCGTTCGGTTTCAGCCAACAGCAAAAGCCGGGTGACAATAATGCTGCCACCTGAATATCTCGGTCACATTGCGGATGATATTGTAGAGTTGTACAGCCAACTTGACCAGCTTATTATTCGTGATATTGTGCGGCGCATTATGAAAACTGGATGCGTTACTGATACAGCCGCCTGGCAGATCGAGAGGGTACAGGATTCTGGTCTGCTCTATAGCGAGGTAATTGCAGAAGTCGCAAAATTCAGCGGAGCTTCTGCATCACAAGTTCGCACCTTATTTCAGGACGCAGGTGCAGAGATGCTCAAGTATGACAGCACCATATATACCGCCGCAGGACTGTCTCCCCCGCCGCTTGCCATGTCACCCGCAGCACAGCAGGTACTGAATGCCGGACTTGCAAAGACAAGCGGATACCTGCAGAATCTCACAAAAACAACCGCTAACGGCGCACAGCAAGCTTACATCCATGCTGCAACAATCGCAGAAATGCAGGTGGACAGCGGTGCTTTTGATTACACGACGGCGATCCGCAACGCGATACGGTCTGCTATTGATGACGGGAACTGGGTTACCTACCCGACCGGGCATCATGACCGGCTGGACGTTGCAACCCGGCGGGCTGTAATGACCGGTGTCAATCAAACCTCGGCACAGGTAAGTCTTGCCTATGCCGACGACATGGGATGTGACCTTGTAGAAACAACTGCTCACATCGGCGCACGGCCGGAACATGCTGTCTGGCAGGGCAAAGTATTCAGCAGATCAGGTAAAAGCCGCAAGTATCCTGACTTTGTGGAAAACACACGGTACGGATACGGAGACGGGCTCTGCGGGTGGAACTGCCGGCACAGCTTTTACCCGTACTTTGAAGGAATATCGGAATCCGCTTACCCAAAGTCAAAACTTAATGAGTACAAAAACAAGACCGTTGAATATCAGGGTACCAAAATGAGCTATTACGATGCTACCCAACGGCAGCGCGCAATGGAACGTGCTATCCGTGATACCAAACGGCAGGCAGCAGGCTTCGACGAGGCTGTAAAGTCTGCAAAAGATGATGCAACCGCAAAAGCCATGAAACAGGAATTTGACTCTGCAGCGGTAAAGCTCAAACAGCAGGAATCTATCCTAAAAGATTTTACGCAGAAGACAGGGCTCGAACGAGAGCGGAATCTTGAACAGGTTGCCGCCGCTAAAACGACAACCGGAAAAACTGTCTCGTTTGGTCGCAGTCCAGCACAAAAAGCAAGGCAATCGGCAGAAAAGCATTACAACACATGGGTTCATGATATTGGCGCAAAAGGTTCTGCTCCAAAATCCCTTGCAAAATACTATGAAGAGAAGTATAATAGCTCTCCTGCCTACCAATTACTGATAGGATACAACCATGCAGTGGAAAAAGGGGATATTCATTCTCTTGTAGGCTTTGCACAGTATCAAAAATCAGCAGCAGAAATCAAAAAAAGTATTGTCGGAGTCACTACTTCAACTGGTGTCACCATCGAATCTTTCGCTACTCATTTTATTGACCGAATTATTGGCCAAACTTCCACCCCGCATTCTGGTATGCGTTGCGGAGTATCGATTGAGGATGCAAAAGATGCACTGATTCATCCGGTAAGAGAAGGAAAAATAAGGACCTTAGCTGGTGGTGATGTTCGGCAAACTTTTTACGGAAATCACGCGGCCGTTACATTCAGTATTCGCGATAAGCGATTAATTCAGGCAAATCCACGTTAAGGAGGAAAAGGTAATGCTAAAATTTACAGAAAAAGATCGCGTATTTATTAAACAAAATTTTGATAATGCAGAAGCGTTACTAAATTCAGAAAACCTCGACGATGTTCTGGATCCACTCTATGATCTTATTGATGACAAAGGCTTTGCCCCTCCGGATTACGAGGAATACAACGATTTCGGTCGTGAAGCTCAGAAAATCTATGACAGCATTTATTATAATAATTAAACCGCCCAGCATAAAGCTCGGCGGTATTTTTATACCCAATTTTAGAAACAGGCAGCCTTTTTTGAGGGCTGCTTTTTTCATACCTTTTTAGGAGGTGATCTTCCCTATCTCGTCCTTGATATGACGTTAAAAGGTCTATTCCCTAGGCTTTTAATTTCGGACGATCTGCAGCCCTAATAAAGCAGATCATTAAAGCAATAATCGAGTGCCAGCAACCACTTAAAACGCCT